GCACTAAACCTGTCAAGCGCCATTGTCAAGGAGTCAACTTGATCGTCATTCGCCGCGTGAGGGAAATTGACCAGCTCCTCGACAAGCGCGTCGGACCAAGTCGCAAGCCGGTTGTCAGGTATGTAGACATTGCCCGACTCAATCAACCCGGACACGGCGACCAAGCGCGCCTCCTTAGAGCCACGCGGGGAGTAGGCAACTATCCCCGGCACGGTGTCTTTGAGCGCCGCGATTACCGCCGGCCCGTTGGCCTTGTCCTCCACGAGCTTCGTTACCGCAAGCGGCCAACGTCTGGAAAAATTTATCATCGCTCGCATAGTATCGGGGAAGTCGAGCTTCTCTCGGATCTGGTCCACGAGGTAGAAGTTCGCACCCGACCTAAGCCACGCCTGGCCGACCACGTATGACGAGCCCGTCGCCTTGAACGTCAAGTCCCAGGACTGCAACCACTCGTCAATCGACGTAGGCAGGGCCGTCCATCTCCGTATCCAATCGCGCCGGATAAAACCACCCGACATCGGCGCGGGGCGTTGCTGATATAGGCCCGCGAACATGTAACTCCCGAGCGTCTTCTGGATTTGTTCAAGGCGGCTCGCCGAAAAACGATGAAGGCACAACGCCTCGCCCGGTGTCCGTCCTATCGGATCGTCGTTGTCCTCCGCAAGCGCCGGGTATCGAATCAACTGCCATTTGTCGGCGTGCTCCTCGGTGAGATAGCCGGTCAGATCTCGCTCGTGCCAGCGGGTCATGATGACGACTATGGCCGCTCCCGGCTCTGCGCGCGTGTAGAGCGTCGATTTAAACCAGTCAATCAACCTCTCCCGGGCAATAGGCGACGTGGCGTCTTCCCAGTTTTTATGAGGGTCGTCGATTATTATGCAGTTGTGGACGAGTACTTGGTTAGCAAAGAAGTTATGGTTTCCTTCGACCTGGACGTCATATACCGCGTGGCGTTCGTCGCCCATGCACTCAACGGCCAGGACGGTGTCTTCCTCGACTTGTGGAGTGTCATGTGACATGAAGCACACAACATCACTAGATTTTTGGGGTCGTTGTTTCCTCGGTTTTTGTCGATGTGGTGCATCGCAATCCGGTGACGTGAGGCGCAAACCACACACCCTCGGTCCCGCTTCTTTATCAACGGAACAATCCTCTTGATCAAAACATCTTGCATCGCCTCGCCATTTTTGTAATTCGGATTTTTCATCCCGAACACCTGCTTCGCATGAGTCGACCGCGCACACTCCATCGAACAATGCACCGTTAAATGGGATAAAGGTCGAAAAACAATTCCGCAATTCGGGCATACCCTCGGTTTGAGAACCCGGCGCGATATCGTGGGCTTGCACGCCGCACAATACTTGCGTGTTTTTTTTGTGACCGGAGCCCCACATAGCACGCATTGTCGACAGTTTTTGACGGCATGATGAGCCCGCGAACATATTAGACCGCAATAAACATCCATCCCTCCCCGGCGTTTTCTTTTCTCGTCTTCGCAGCGAATCCGAGTAAACCGCTTGCCACAAAAGGCGCAGCTTAACACTTCCTCTTGATGACGAACCTCGAAGTAACAACTTCGACAAAGACGACCCTTGCGAGTCTTCACCCCGCAACGGTAGCAGACATGCTTTCTCGGAAATTCCAACAACGGTGTTCCCTGATACAAGATCACAGGCCTTTTTATACCCGCCAACTTCTCTGACGTAAACTCGGTGTTCGGGGGTGCACCGGAAAGCACGTCCTTTTGAAGTTCGGACCTCGACGAGGGTTCTCCCTTCGATTTTTCTTTTCGCAACGATTTTCTTCCACTCATATCTGGCCTCCTTGTGGTTGTAACTCAAAACCCTAGGAGGGGAAGATAACAGGCAAAGGTCCGCAATGTCAACCATTCCTTGTTCAGTCTGTATCAGTGTTCCGGCGGGCAAACAGTCCGCGCCTTTTCCAACAATGGGGCCACCGACGCCCGCCGTGCGCATGCCCCCGCCTTCCTCCGTGCGCCAATCGCCAATCGCTTTCGAGTCAACACGCAACTTTGTTGAGAGTTCCCCGTTCATCAAAAATTCGTCACGCACTATCCGCCCCCAATCGCTTGCGAGAGAGTCGCCATAGCACGCCAGGATGATCCGTTTATCGGGCCACCATTCGAGGAACCATACCGGCAGCCAGTGGGAGATTAGCTCACTTTTTCCATGTCTCGGCGGAGCGTTTATTATTATCCGCGCATCTTTTTTTGTGAGCAGCGCAGTCTGTACCTGGTCGGCCAAATGCCTCAACCAAGGATAGCGGATCCATCGCCTTCGCCATGGCGACGCGAACTCCGCAAACGAACCAAGCCCTAACTTCCAGGTATCGAGAGCAATCTCAGGCGTCGGCGCGGACATCCGTCTCGACCTCGGGCACACCGCGCGTGAGTTGCGAGGTTAGCGCCAACACGGAGGACACAAGCTCGGGGCGTTCCAACATCTCGCGCAGCTCCTTGCGTGTGTCGGTGAGCTCCACACGACTTTCGATCTGATGGCGCTCCAGGTGTAGACCCTGGATCTTTGCGAGCTGTTCCATGGCGCGCAAGCGGATTGACGCCGATTCCTCTTCACGGGACATGCGAGAAAGGGTGGCCTCCATCTCTTCGCGGTTCATGATGAGATCCGGAGATACGAGGCGCGGGGTCATGGCGTGCTGTATTTTAACGTTCTTTAACAGACGAGAAGCGGCAGCTCCGAGGGCTTGATAACCTCCCCCGTATCCCGCTATTCTGGCGGCCTCGACCCCGTTCCCTTCGGCCTGCCCGCAATAGGCTTCAACGAAGCGGCGTTGTCGGAAGTTCAGCTCGAATTTAGGTTTGCTCATGTTTCAAAAATGACCATTGACGGGGGAAGTGTCAAGATATTTTTGTGGACGTGACGGTGCGGAGGTAGATGACGAGCGCACCGAAGGCCGCAACGGCGAGCTGTCGCCAGGATGCAGAGCCGTCGCTTGTCATGACATCGGCGACGGCGGAGAGGATGGCGATAGCGCCGGCCCAGACGAGTTTGGATTGATGCCACTTTTTCATTTGATTTTTCCTTTGGCGAGCCTAGCCTCTTGCTCGCGTTTTTCTCGACGGGCCTTTGCGATGGCGGCGATGATTTTAGGGACTCCGAGGGTGAGGACATGAAACAAAATTTTCCAAGGCATGTGGGGGACCTCCTTTGTTGGGGACATTGTGGCGACCGAACGGGGAGAGAGTCAAGGAAAAAACACTGTCACCACCTGTTTTTGAGGTTGCGCGCCAAAATATTCAATGATTTTGCGGGGGTGTCTCCAGTAAAAAAACAGGTGGTGACAGAGCTGGTGACACGCGACGGCCTTGCGAGAGTAGGGAGAGAGTGTGTTTTAGGGGGTCGTGTCACCTGTCACCACCTGTTTATTTTTATGATCAAAAGCACACACGAATTACGATCCCATCTCCTATTCCTATCTCTATTTCCTATTCCTATCGCTAAAAATCGACATATTATATAGGTATATATGGTTGGCGGGCAGGTGGTGACAGGTGACATTTGCCCCTTTTTTGCTCTCGGGCTACTCCCGCAAGGCTTTGCGGTGTCACCAGCAGTGTCACCAGCAGGCAAAACGGCTTTTTTTTGGTGACACGTTTTTAATAAGGGTTGTAAATTTATAGTATTTATCAACTTCCTATTTTTTCCTATCTCCGATCCTATTTCCTGTGGTCGAGGATAGGATTTTAGGATTTTTGATTACTCGGATGCTATCTCGGGCTATCGGGGGCTATCTCGGGGGTTTCCCCCGCCCGGTTTGATGCGATCTCACCGGGCGGGGGAAAATCAGCCGTAGCCGTCGCCGTAGCCGTAGCCGTAGCCGGAGCCGGAGCCGAAGCCGTAGCCGTCGCCGTCGCCGTCGCCGGAGCCGGAGCCGTCGCCGTCGCCGGAGCCGTAGCCGTAGCCGGAGCCGGAGCCGTCGCCGTAGCCGTCGCCGTAGCCGTAGCCGTAGCCGTAGCCGTAGCCGTAGCCGGAGCCGTCGTCGTAGCCGGAGCCGTCGCCGGAGCCGTAGCCGGAGCCGGAGCCGTCGCCGGAGCCGTCGCCAGAGCCGGGGCCGTCGCCGTAGCCGTAGCCGTAGCCTATATTTCCCATGTTTTCACCTCCTCGATGACTTTTCGGGAAGCCGGGCTTTGCGGGATAATTTCGATAACCCCGTTGATCTCGTGTGCGTTGGTGCGCACGGAAAATCGGTTTTCCCCCGTTCCGGCGACACCATCCCGAGCCACCTGTGATAGACTACACCCGGTCCAACGGTGGAGCCGGATGCAGTCATCGAGGACTACCGATATACCTGCGACTTCGGCGGTGCGGGATTTTAGTTTCCCCGAAAAAACCCCGGCCCCGTAGGACCGGACTATCACGTACCCTGCTGTTTTTTTAGGTTTCATTTTTTTCTCCTCCTTGGTTATGCCCCCATTGGCCCGCCCGGTTTGATGCGATCTCGCCGGGCGGGGGCGTGGCAAAACGTCTTATTCTCTCGTTTCTAGGGTGAACTCCCCGCAATCGAGACAAGCGACCTGCCTGTGTGAAATCCGCCGGCGGAAAGGTTTACCACAAACCGGACACGTGTCCCAAGCCCATTCTCCGACCTTGTGCTCATAGGCCTGCTCGTTTTCGTCGCGGGTCCACTGAGACCGGGGCCGCAACCCCGGCCGCGGGTTGCTTGTTTCCGCGAGCGCTTCCGCCCGCGTGCATTTCACGTACCAGTTGCCGTTCGCGTCGATAAAATCTGTTCTTTTCATTTTGTTACCTCCTATCCCAATTTTCATCACTGGACCATCCGTCCGAGGACGTTACGAGTTCTTCGTGGTCCCGGATTTCGTAAACCCTGGCCCCAGGGCCAGCATCCAAACACGCCTTCTCGGCTGCGGCGAGGGTTGCGTACTCCGCCAGGGGAGACTTCCCTGGACATCGGATTTCATAATGTGTTTTTTCCATTTTCTCCTCCTTTTCTGTGTTTTTCTGCGACATACCCCTATCTATTGCAAGCCCCGTGCCTAAATGTATCGCCGTAAAACATTAAGGATTTTTGCCCCTTATTATTCGCTCGTAGTACATTATTGCATAGTGAACCCCCATAAAATCAATTAAACCTTTGAAATCATTAGATATTATTGACTATGCACTAAATGTACTATGGTGCAACATTTACACGGCGACGGCGAGGAGCTCTACGGAGGGCCTCTTGCCACCACGGTACCAGCCCCAGGGCCTTCAGGAGGCGTGTCAACTGCGCCCTGGATATTCCCAGGCGCTCGGCTAGGGCTACGCCGTTGAGGGCGTCGGGGATGTCCAGAGAGGCGTCCTGTATTATCAGGCGCGCCTCGGAGGTCAGCTCCCGATGGAACACCCCCGCGTTGTCGGTGTGGACCTCGAATCGCATGTCTCTAATCCTATGCACGATCCATGCCCGATTATTTTTTTCAAAAAAATCTTGACAGCGCTTTTTCGTTTTGATATTTCTGACCCGCTCGGAGGGAAAAACGAGAAAAAAATGCCCTCCCCGGCCAATCACGACCTCCTTCCCCCCGGGCTAGTGATTGGCCGGGGCTGGGTATTACGCGGCGCGATGAAACAATGCACGACCTGATTTTTACGATTTACAAAAACTGCACCGACACGACCTCCGAACCCACGGCCCGCCCTTGGGTGAACTGGATACCGATACTGACAACGCACGAGCGCCGCGCAGTCAAAGACGGCCCGGCCGTGGTCCTGGCGGAAGTCCAAGGCCGGCGCTCGAAAGCGGCCGTCAAAAAGATTTACGCCGTCGGCCTGGACTTCGACAACCTTTCGGTTGACGACCTATTAGATCGTCTGACTCGTATAGATCAATACGAGTCTATCCTCTACACTACCTATTCACACACCGACGCCCAGCCCAAAGTGCGCGTCATTCTGCCCCTTGCGGACCCCCTCTCCCCGGAGGAGTATCCTGATTTCCGAGCACGGCTTGATGCTCTGATACCAGGGAGTGACCCTGGAGCTCGGGACATGTCACGCCTTTTTTTCCTTCCGAGCTGTCCCCCCGATGCAGTACCCGGCACCCGGAGGACCGAGGGGAAATGGATTTCATCGGCCGACTTGCCGGCGTTGCCCCCCTCCTCCCCCACGCTTGGGGTCGAGGCACAAATCAAAACTCTGCTGTCTCGGGTCCGGAAGCTCGACCCCCTCAAACCGATTGCGACGGCGCTTCTCGGGGGAACATCCCTGGCGAAGGTCGGCGAACGACACAACGCCGTGATCTCCGTGACGTGGTACCTCGCCCAGAAAATGCCGTCAATCCCCCGCCCCGCCATCGAGGCGGTGTTCGCGCCGTCGATTAAGCAAATGCCGGGGATCTCGCTCAACGAGGTCTGGACCTCGTACCAAGGCGCGCTTGAAAAACAGCGCGCCGATAAAATACAAACCGAAACCAGAGGGCAGGGCAGATACTCAACCGAAGAGCTGGGGGCTATTGCGGCGGCGCAGGGTTGCACGGTGGACGAACTCTCTGACCGATGGATCATTCAGTCGGAGGGCGGGGGATGGCTACTGGACTCCACGGGCGACTACGAAGGCCCCTACAGCCGCCACGACCTGCCCACCGCGCTATTCCGCACGCTCAGGCGCGCGCCCGTGGGGCTGTACTCCGTGACGGCGAAGGGCGGGCTCAGCGCGCGCCCCATAGTCGACATTGTGCGGGACAACGGGCGAGTTGCACGGAAAATCGTATCCGATATGACGGCCGCGCGGTCGCGCTTTGAGGCTCGCACCGCGACGATGAGGGAGGCGGTATGTCGCCGGAGGGAGATACCGGCGCAGGAGCACCCGGAGATTGACCAGTGGTTGCGAGTGTTCGCGGGCTCGGAATACTCGCGGCTGGTGGACTGGATCTCCGCGATGCCCGACCTCGACGAGCTACTCTGTGCGATCTATCTGCACGGCCCCAAGGGCACGGGCAAGAGCTTGCTAGTGCACGGCCTCGCAAAAATCTGGACCACGGGAAATCCAACCCCGCTTGATCAAGTGATCTCAAATTTTAACGATTCATTGGTCAACTGCCCGTTGATATTTGCGGATGAGCGCCTGCCCCGGCGCACACAGTGGGATACGATCACGGAGGATATCCGGGAGATGGTCTCGGTCGTCGACCGGGAACTGACTCGTAAGTTCCGCGCGTCGTCGAAATTGAGGGGAGCAATACGGCTTGTGCTGGCGGCGAATCACGAAATGCTTTTGAGGTCGGTACAAACCTACACGCGCGAAGATCAAGAGGCTATCGCGCAACGCTTGTTTTATTTGCAGGTGCCGCCCGTGGCTTCGGAGTTTTTATCCGAGGTTCCAAGCGATACGAAAAAACAATGGGGCCGGCGGGGCATTGCCGAACATGCTCTATGGCTCGCTGAAAACCACGAGATACAAAACCGCGGGGATAGGTTCGTGGTCGAGGGCGGCGGGTCGCTGATATCAAGGCTTGTGGTTGCGTCGGCGGTGATCCCCAACTTGGCCGTGGAGTGGTTGACCCGGTATCTCAACGCCCCCGAGGTGTTCCACAATCTCGCGGCGTGCAGCATGTTCGTCCGGCGGCACGAGGGGAGGCTATTGGTGAATGTCGAGGCGTTGTTGGAGGGCTGGGAGCTTTACATGGGACACACACCACGCCCCGACACGGCGCGGATGAGCGCGAGCTTGCGGTCAATATCTTTGAGCGACGAGCGCGTTCAGTTGCGCCACGGCAAAAAAAGAATTTGGTATCGGCCGATCAATACCGATTATTTGTGGGATTATTCGACACGGAATCTGATAGGAGACCCCGGCGCGATGACTGCGACGTTGAATACCGAGGTCGGGAGTCATAAAACAAAACCGGCGTTTGCGCTTCGTAATTCAACCGAAAATGAAGACGCGGAGGAGTGTTGAAAATGGGAAGCCAGATTGAAGAGGTTAAGAAAATGGCAGCACGGCTTGAGATAGAATGGAATCTACTGCATAGATTGTGGAGAATGGTGGGGGCTGAATGCGCGACGGTATGGAATGAATGGGAGGCGGCGCGGGCAGAATTAGAAAAGCTACTCGAAGAGGAGGGAAAATGGCGCCAGAAATAGAAGCGGCTCGTCGGCGTGTAGAAGTGGCGAAGGTGCTCGCCCCTGGCCACGGATTTAACAGCGAGAGAAAAACGGGGAGAGGTTAACAGATGAGCAAAACCAAACAAGACCGATGGACATGTCTGTTCTGCAAGGCGAGTGGGTGGTGGACACCTTCTACCCATATTGGACATTCGCCGATGGTACAGCATGACAGGCCCGATGGGCGAGATTGCGTAAAGGCTCATACGCCCATGAGCATTCTTGACCTGGGAGCATTGCTGCGGAAACGAGATCGGGACCGGCGAGAAGAGAGCCCGATCAAGATCCATCGAACGGTGACGGATTTGACAGGGATTTTTAGATGAAAGAACACGCGCGAGTACGCCCGCATGACGGCGAAAAGACCATATGGGTGGTTGATGTGTACGACGGTCGGGGCGTGTGGCAATCATCCAGTTACGGCCCATGCGACATGACAAAAAAAGAGGCTTTCCGAAAGGCCGCCACGATCCGAAAGAGGATGAAAAGGGTTAACAAATGAACGAACAAGAATTGAAGACAGGTTGCACACACCAGCGTGTTGTTTTCAGACCGGTCGGGGGCAACGCGATGGGATGGACGCCGTGCTGGGTCTGCGATGTTTGCAGCAAGGAGTTCGTGCCCGAGGCTCATCTGAGGCACCTACGGGAGACGGCCAGCGGCGTGATCGACGCCCTGAGTCATCAGGGTGCCGCGACGTTCGAGAAAGCATGGGATGAGCTTTGCTTCCTTTGCGGGCGGCATTGCGAGCCATACTTGTCGGTCGTTCCGCTTCACAGGTGTATGGCTTGCGGAGGCGACGGGAGGACCGTCGAAGCCGAGCCGTACCGGGGGATCGGGCGCACCGGAGACTGTGACTGCGCGGACGACTTCACCTGCGCGGAGCACGGAGGGAGCCATGTCCTCAGAGATCACAAATAGGCCCTGTCCGTGGAACGGGGCAGTTGCGAAGTATGACGAAAATGAATAAATACGAAACCGGCCTGATATACTTTTCCGAACTGGAGGATTTTGCAGATCGTATTTTATTGATCAACACGGACTCTACATCTCCGCAGCCGATTATAATTCACGGAGATCCGCGTGAAGGCATCGGTCGAGGCGATGTAGGGTCCGTGTAGGTCAATAAAAAACACAAAGGAGGTTATCCAATGAACGAATTTACACACTATGACGTGGCGGGACTGGCGACAATTGCCCACGGAGAGATAATTCCCCAAGCGGATTATCAACTCGGAAAGGCGATTGAGAACTGCCTAGACCCCAACACCGACGCGAAGGCCGCAAGGGTGGTTACAATAAAAATCACCCTGAAGCCCGACAGCACCAGACGACAGGCCGAAGTCAGTTACGAGATCAACCTGAAAACGCCTTCGGACGCAACCGGCGCGGACCAGATACTGATACGAGCGCAGGACGCGAAAGGTTTTGTTGCAAAGGGGGAACAACTCGGATTCGAGATTGAAAGCGAATCTATAACGCGAATCGAAGACGCAGAGAAAAGGAAGGAAAGAAAATGATAAAAGAAGCAATCGACAGAATCATTGATTTGGCAACGCCGGTAATGCTCGATTTTTTTGAGCGGCCATATACGTCGAAGCCGATACACCCGGTTTTACCGCTGCAACCTGTCCCGCTGGAAACCTCAACACTTGCAGGATTGGTCGACTGGATCAGATCGGGGGAGGAAGATTTCGCAGAATTGATTGTACAAATTTGCGGCCCCAATCTGGTAAAGGTGCTAACCCTGCTGGATGGCGCGTGGCGGCGACGTGAGCACTTCGTTTCAGCCGTTGCCAAATCTTGCGCGTTTCCGTTCGGTCAACAGCACGAGATCGAACAATTTATTATCAACGTACAGCTCAATTTTGAAGACTCCGAAGCCAAGACAAATTTACTGGCGCACGTCGGCAGGGTAAGTCAAATCCTGGCCGAGGTAGCGTCCGATGATGGGATCTCCCAATCGACCGTGGTGAAAAACGAGATCGGGCGGAATGAAAGAGTAGTCCTCGCTCCGATCCAAAGGCTGCGCCCGTTTCGGACGTTCCGAGATATCGAGCAACCCGAGGGCGAATTTTTGTTGAGGTTTTCAAAAGGACAATCTCTTCCGACCGTCGCATTGCATGCCGCCAGTGGGATAGCTTGGGAATACACCGCAATCGAATCAATCCGTGAATACCTAGAGAGGGAGATAGCCAACGATAAGATCGTTATTCTCCGCTGAACTTTGCGAGGGAGGGAAAATGCACCTATCAGCAAATCAGATATCAAAATGGCGGCGCTGCAAGCGTCAATGGGCGTGGGAGTACATCGCCGGAATAAAGCCCCCGCCTTCCCAGAAACAGTCCTTCGGATCCCAGGTTCATGCGGAGCTTGAAATGTGGTTGAAGCTGGGCCGCGCGCCGTCGGCCTCGGAGGCGGGACAGGTTGCGGCGCAGGGACTTCACCATTTGCCGACCCCACGGAGCGGGCTGAAAATAGAATACGGTTTCGATTTTCCGTGGGTTGATGACGTGACGATGACGGGGTTTATCGACTGCCTTGACCTGGACGGCAAGCCCGGGGGCGTAGCATGGCGACCGTGGATAGTCGACCACAAATCAACCTCAGATCTGCGCTGGGCAATGTCAGAGGAAGAGTTGGCGCGAGATCCACAAGCCCTGATTTACGCGGTGTATAACCTGCTGACATTCAACGCGCCGGTAGTAGATGCGCGGTGGGTCTACTACGCGGCGAGCAATTCGGCGGGCAAGCCCCGCAGGCCGGCGGGCTGTAGGAAAGTTGACGCTGTTTTCAGTGTAAACGATCCGGCGTTTTTAGATCGCGTGGAGGAGTTGCTAACTGACTCGCGAGCGATAATCGAGGTAATGCAAAAACAGACCCCGCCGAAATTTCTTGCGCCGTCGCCCGACGCTTGTTCTTCTTACGGTGGATGTCCTCACCGCGAAAGATGCGCGCTGACTAACGACGAAAAAATTGACGGGTTTTTTTTGACGACGGCCAAGTAGAAGCGAATATGAAAAATGATAAGGTTGTGAGGAGGTCAACCGATGGGAACGTAGGCTTGCAAGCCCCCTTCCCGTGGTTCGGCGGAAAATCTCGCGTGGCTTCTTTAGTTTGGGAGCGTTTCGGGAACGTGCCGAATTATGTTGAACCTTTTTTCGGATCGGGTGCGGTGCTGCTCGGACGGCCACACGCTCCGGGAGTCGAAACGGTAAATGATCTCGATGGAATGGTTGCGAATTTCTGGAGAGCGATCAAGCACGATCCTGAGACGACTGCTAAATGGGCGGATCATCCTGTTTTTGAAAACGATCTTCACGCCCGTCATAGCTGGCTATTATCGCAAAAAGAAAATCTGGTTTTGAGGTTGGAAGGTGATCCTGATTTTTACGATCCGAAAATCGCGGGGTTGTGGTGCTGGGGTATCTGTTGCTGGATCGGTCCTGGTTTTTGTTCTGGCAAAGGTCCATGGCGTAGCGTGGATGGAAAATTGGTAAACGATAAAAAAGAGGGGCCGGGGATAACGCGGCAACTCCCGCATTTAGGCAACGCAGGCAGGGGTGTGAACCGGCCGGGGATAACGCGGCAACTCCCGCATTTAGGCAACGCGGGCATGGGTGTGAACCGACCAACAAAATCAGTGTATACGTGGTTTGCGGATTTGGCGGAGAGGTTTCGGAATGTGCGGGTGTGTTCGGGTGATTGGTCAAGGGTTGTCAGCCCGTCTCCGACATTCGCGCTTGCTCTGACCGGCGTCTTTCTTGACCCGCCTTATTCCGCCAACGCGGGCTACGATGATGAAGTATACTCCGAAAATTCCCTGACCGTTGCGCATGAAGTCAGAAAATGGGCGATTGAAAACGGTGACAATCCGTTATTGCGGATCGCCCTGTGCGGATACGATGGAGAATATGAGATGCCTGTGACTTGGGAAAAGGTCGAATGGAAAGCGGCTGGCGGATATGCGAGTCAAGCGAAGGAACAAAAAGAAGTGCTGAACAAAACCCGTGAGCGGATCTGGTTTTCTCCGCATTGCGCGACAAGCAAGCAAGGGAGGTTATTTTGAAAAAAATTGAAGCGGCCAGAGGCCGTGAGTCAGAACAGTGTTTGTTAAGTATTATAAAATAAAATAACTTGACACTTTGTGACAGATGTTCTAAAAAACAAGAAACAAACCAAGGAGGGAAAAAATGACTGACAAGAAATCCGAAATTATTGAGAGACTGAAAGCCTTGCGAGCGCAGACACCCGAGCCCGAGGCGATTGTGATCGAACACGAACCAACACAGACGCCCTGTGAGGTTCCGGTAAAAATTAAAAATGCGCTCGCTACGTTGTATGGGCAAACCCCAGCACCCGAACCCGTACCCCCGCCAAACGTAGCGCCAGGCCTAATGCCCGCGACCAAACCTGGCGAGCCCTGCCCATGGTGCGGGAAAGTTCTTTCTCGGCCTTCGCGACACAAGTGCCCGGTCGTCGGGGAAAAAGCCTCATTTGCGGGAACGGACCAGAAGGAACCCGAGCCCGAGAGAAACGTCGAGGCTATCAGCGTGGACCAGTTTGCAGCCGAACATGGTATACGCCGACCGGCAAAATCTGTTGTGGATCGGGTACTCGACAAAATAGACAAAGCCGAAATTCGAGAGGGTCTTGTGTTCGAGGACGAGCCCCCCGGCGTCCCCGTGTTTGACCTTTATATCGACTGCGCGGTGGTAAAAAATGAAGACCTTTATACCGACGTGATTTTTCTGCACGACTGGATCCTAGACTGCGCGGAGAGGGTCTGCGCGGCGGAGAACGCGCCACACTGGAAGTGCGTGGGATACGGAAAAGGCCCGGGGTTGTTGGCCGTGGCCTGCGAGGAAAAGATAAAAGCCGCGCGTGAGATAGGCGTGCTTTTTGCGTCGAGTAGTTCAATGGAGTTTCGCGCCGTCGAATCCGTGTTGCGACGATATGCAAAAAATATCGTGATAGGAGGGATTTGATGGACGCCGAAAAAGCCCTAGAGTTTGATAATTTCATTTCGTCCATCGAATCCAAGCTGTCCGAGGTAGAACGCGAGCTGCGCCGGTTTCGCGCGCACTCTGCCACGGCCGATTGGATCGCGGCGGAGGCGACGTACCTTGAACGGCAAAGCGCAGCCCTGCTTGTACGGGCAGCACGGTTGAGGGAAGGACAAGAAAAATGAAACGGGAAAGAGAAGAAAAAACAAAAGTGGAGTTTAAACGCTACCGAACGCCCTGGG